AATCTAAATCGAATGGTATTCTTTCTTCTTTGTGATGATAGAAATCAAATCTAGATTCATGGTCTTCTAGATAATCATGTCCAACAGAATTATCAAATGAAACTGCAAGAGCCTCAGTTAATATTTCTGGTATGGAATCTGGTGTTTTATCTTTAGACTTACCATCTATGATACCAACACCTTCAACGATTGCATTATAGATTGCTTTATCTTTACAAAACTTTTCAGTTGTATCTACTAACCAATTAAAATCTATTGTCTCTGGTTTAAGAGTTTTAATTATCTCTACAATCTTTTTATGTTCAATCTCATTTAAATCTTTTCTTGTACCAACTTCTATTTCTAGAGCTGTTTGTGTAGATGGTTTATTATATTTGTTTACAAAGTTTTGAATTTCATCAAATATAATCCTTTCTTCTTTAACATCAAAATAATCTGATTTTATAAAAGGTAAAACCTTTCTTGCATATTCTTCGTTATTAAGAAGGTTTGTTAGTATCGTTCTTTCTATTGTCTGATTTTGCATATTCTTTTTCCATTATATCTACTAATATATCACCTGTTAATTTTGACCAATCATCACCAAACTGTTCTTTTGGTATTGAGTTGTTATCAATTATATCAAATTCAAATTTAAATGGCATATTACCATCTTTTGTTTCTTCACCGACTGAAACTTTTCCATACTTATAAACTACACCAGCAAACTTTCCGTCTTGAATACCTATACATGTTTGGTCTTGTGATGTACTCTCTACAAATACATAACTATCTTTAATATCAGACATAATGTAAATAACTCTGTATAATATATTTATTTTTTCTTACTGGTTTCTGTCCAGCATGTAACCATGGCCACATTGGTGGAAACATTAATAGACTTCCTTTTTTACAATCTATCTCTATATCTAAATTTGGAAATATTGTTTTTCCTTTATTGTTATTATCTAAGTATATAAAGAAAACCATAAATCTTGTACAATTTGCTTTTTGATTTACATCTACATGCTGTCTAAATTCATCATAATCATTTGAAAGATATCTTTTCATTCTAATAGGTTCTAATACATATGTCAAGGGTATTTGTTGTTTTATTATTTTACAATCTTCTTTGTATTGTTCAAAATTATCTTGAAATGTTTTACTAAATTTATTTACATAATCTAACCAACCTACTTGTTGAATATTAATTTGTGTAAATATCATACCTCTATCATCAAAATTTTGATATAGTTGTCTATTATCTTCAAATCTTTCTATGAGTTTGTCACAATCAGTATCAGAGATTACATTCTCATATACTCTTATTAAGTTATCCATTATTTAAAGTCCAATCTATTGCTATTCTTTTCTTATCTGATTTTATATCTTCGGCCCTGTGTTTTACTTTAGGGTCAAATATTAAAAAGTCACCAGGTTTAAGTTTGTAAATATTATCACCATGTTCAAATCCACCACCATCAGTTTCATGATTCCAATCTGAATTTAATATTCCTAATACTTTAATGAGTGGTGTGCCTTTCAGTTCTTCATCATTTTCATGGTCTGTATGTATATTATCTTCTCTATGTTTATCTTTCATAGATATACCACAAAACAATAGGTCTAGGGGAACATTGATATTTTGTTGTTTTGCTTTTTCATGAATAAGCATCAATAAACTCATAGACACACCAGCCAAAAATTCATCATGTACGGTACTACCCATTACGATATCAATTTTTGCATGTTTATCCTCAAAGGATTTACCCATAGGATAATTAAAATTCCATTTTCTAGACTTTGTAACTTGATGTTTAATAAAATCTAGAAATAATAGTGAACAGCATTGATTAACTATCGTTACCATATCTAAACTCTTTTTCTGCAATTTCTTCAAGTCGTTTCATAACATCTTCTGTAAAATATTTTTCTGGGTCATTATTAATTGTTTTTGCATATTGTTTACTACCATCTGGTAGTTCTATACGAGTTGATACTTGTTTAAATACTCCATGTTCTATGGCCAAGTCAAGTAGTCCATAATATCTGTCAAGTCCTTTATTATAAGTTAATCTAACATCTACTATTTTATTTTCTACAGTTAATCTTGATTTATAATTCTTACAATGAATAATATTACCAATTACTTCTGTACCATCTTTTTCTTTTTTCTTAGAAAGATAGATAATACTTGAAGCTGCATATTTTAATCCACTTCCACCACCCATTTCTTTGGTAGGAAACATTGAACCAACAACATCATAAGTATGATTTGTTACAACCATTGGTACTTTTGCTTTTCCAAGTTTTAAAGTCAATACTCTAAATGCAGCTTTTAAAACTTGTGCTCTAGTCATGTCTCTTGTTTCTTTACCTTCTGTGCTATCTTCTACTTCTTTAGTAGTTGATAACATACCAAGTGAATCAAGACATATAAACAATGGTCTTCGAATATCTACATCTTGTTGAAGATATCTATCTAATACTTTTAGTGCTTGATATCTAAATTCTTGTACAGTTGTTACAGGAAGTATAACCATTCTTTCTGCGTCTATACCTCTATCAACAATCATTTGTTTCGTGATTGCACTTTCTGATTCGAAATAAACAACACCAGCATTTGGATTTGCGTCTAAGAAGTGTTTAACCATACCCATAAGAAAGAAAGTTTTACCTGTAGCACTTTCTCCCGCCAGAGCAGTTATTTTATTTTGTGGAAGTCCACCATGAAGTGAACCAGAAAGTAAAGCATTAAAGACATAAGAACCTGTATCAATAAAACTTTCTACATCCCCAGCTTCTACACCTTCTGATACTACTTGTGCGTATTCGTTACCAGTTTCCTTGATAACATCTTTTAAAAAATCATTCATATTTTCCCCTATCTATTTATTTATTTAATTGCAATTGCCCCAACGAACATATGATTTCGCCAGAACGGTTGAATATTTTTAAAACCAGCGCATTCTAATGCACCTTCTAATTCTTTCCATGTATTTGGTTTTAACATATTCCTTAATGTTCTTTCTTTTTCTAAAATATCTTTTTCATCAAAATGTTTTCTTTTATAATCATAAAAATTAAAAGTTATCATTTCTTGTAATCTTGAATCTTCACAAACTGTTTTTTCTGCAAAGATAAATGCCCCACCATGATTCAGTCCATTGTAAATATTTTGTAAAACTTGAAACCTATCTTTTCTTGGCATAAATTGTAAAGTAAATATAGATGTTACTAAACTACAATTTTCAAATTTAAAATTTCTAACATCTTTTTTTTGAAAATCAACACTAGCCCAATATAGTTCATCTTTTATTCTATCAAGTCTTGCATCAAGGTCTGGGAAGAAACTTGGAGCAAGTTCTATACCTATATAGTTTGCATGTTTACAGAAATCTTTATTACCATTTATAAAAGCTTCTGTTAATTTACCTGTTGAACAACCTATATCAATTACATTCGTTTCATCTTCTACAAAATTTCTAGATAGACTTACAATATCATCTAAAAGATTATTATATCCACGAATTGAATGTTCGATATGGTCATCAAAACCTTCTTCTCTTTGAGCAAAGGTAAAATCGTATTTTTTCTTAGCCATGATTTTTACTCCATTCATTATATGGTTCTATTACATTCTTATATACAGATTCAGCTAGGGCCTTCATCATTAACGAAGGTACCATCCTACCACATCTCTCTATTCTTTGAGACATAGAACCAGTCACTTTAAAATCTTCTGGTAATGACATTATACGCTTTATTTCAGAAATTGTCAACCTTCTTTTTTCAATAAAATGACAAACATCTGCATTTGTTGTAATCGTTGGTGACGGATAATGTCTAGACATTTTCTTAACATTGAAATGCCATCCTTTTGGATGAAAGTCATTTCCACCTAATATTTTATCTGGGTCATCTGGCATTAGAACCGCTGTGTCTTTATAGTGTGCTGACCTTATCCATGTTTCAGTACACCACTTAACTTCTTCTGGGTCTAACTCTATATCATCAAATGCTTCTTCTACTGTAACCACTTCTCTATTTTCTGGTGGAAAGATGCCTGCAATATTCATAAATGATAATCCTATTGCTTCTGTAACATCTTCACGAACACCAATAAAGAATACTCTCTTTCTAGATTGTGGTACTCCATAATTTGATGAATCAAGAACTTTAGAAGATACATCATATCCTATTTTTTCAAATGTATTATTAATCTTAAAATAATATTGTTTAGCTTCTCCTGCCAACATACCTGCAACATTTTCACCTATAATTACTTTTGGTTTTATTTCTTCTGCAACTCTAAGATACTCAAAAAATAAGTCTTCAATATTCTCTACCATCTTACCATCTGAATATTTTTTAGTTTTACCCCAACCATCAGAATGTTTTGAACCAGACTTTCCTAATGTACCACACATTGAAAATGCTGAACATGGTGGTGAACCATCTAGTATATCTAACTCACCTTCTTTAATATCAGCAACTTCTAAAAAGTCTTTTCCTTTAAGTTTTTTAATATCATCTGGTATGATTGGTGTATCGGGGTAATTTTCTTTATAAGTTTTTCTAGCTTCTTCTACAAACTCATTTATACAAAGTATGTTACCACCTGCTAATCTATAACCTGTAGATGAACCACCCCCACCTGCGAATGTAGAAATTACATTAAACTTATTTTGTGCCGATGCTTCTTTTACATCTTTTAAATTGTATGGTTTATATTTCATTTTATATTATTATACATTAAATAAAGGTGTTTTGTCAACCAAATTATACTCCACCTTCTTCTATTATATTAATTTTTTTAATAGTTTTTCATAAATTGATTCGGCAATTGCTTTCATCATAAATGGTGGT